ATTTCATTTTCGATTTGTCTACCGCAACAATAAACTTTCTATTCGACACAACATCGTTATACCTATTCTTTAATTGCTTGACCATTAGTTGTCCCTTTTCGTCCAACTCCTCAGTTCCAATCAGTGCAAACATGAAGTCTGCTGTTGCAGGAAGACCAAACGATTCAGATGTATCCTCTAAACCAACATCGGTGTTTGCAAAACCGCCTCTGTTAGTTTGTGTTGCAGAGAATATTGGTAGGTTTTTCTCTACTGCCAATCCACGCAATTCTTCTGCAATTGCTTTGACATACATGTATGAGTTTACATTCGCACCATTCTTAAATCTTGCCGCGGCACAAATGTTCAAGTAATCTACAAAAACAATATCAGGAACAAATTTCTTTTTTAACTTTAGTTCATCTAGAAGATGTCTAAAATGATTTACATTTGCCGTTGCAGTTGGATACTCTTTAATAATAAGTTTTCCACTACATCCCATAGTTGCATTTGCAAGTTTCTTTTCGTACATAGTTTTTGGCAAACTACGCAAATCGTCCATACTAATATCCATCAAGTTTGCATCAATTCGTTCTGCAATTCTTTCTTCCGCCATTTCGCAAGTAATGTATAGAACATTATAATTTTGTGCAAGACATGCGGCCGCATGATGACACATAAACAAAGACTTACCGACACCTGTTCCCGCCATAACTATGTTTAATGTTTTCCTTGGTACACCATTTGCGGTAATAGTATTGAATAGTTCTAAATCGAATTCAATCTTATCTTCTTTTCTATGATAAAATTCATATCGGTCATCCGAATCTTCAATGTAATCATGACCAATATGAGTATCAAACGCAACTGCAAGTGCATCAGAAAGAATAGATGGTATTGCATTTTCAGATTTATCTTGACTCTTGCCGTCAATAATATGAATGGATTCTAGAATAGCATTGTAAACTGCCTTTTCCTTGCAAAATGATTCTGCTTCATTAATCAACCATTCTGCATCATGAGAATCTGACAACTTAAAAATTTCAGTTATGACATTTTGGCATTTCTTTTGTTCATCTTCATTGTGTGGTAGTTTACCGATTGCAATAGAAATTGCTTCCTCGGAAGGAAGTGAATTATATTTCTGAACATATTCGTTTATGGTTTTGAATATAGTTTTATATTCACTCTCATGAAAATATTCATCTTTCAAAAAAGGAATTGTCTTTCTTGAAAATTCCTCATTACATACTAAAGAATTTAAAATTACCTTTTCAATCTGCACTATCGTTAAACCTTAATGAGTCTGGGTCTTCTTCTAAATTTGATTCAAGGATATCAACGATGATGTCGCCCAATAAAGTATCAAATTCACCATCAATTTCTATATTTTCTGGAGATTCAATAACATCATATTTGTAACTTAATTTTGCTTCATCACTGTCTTCGATTGGTTTAAAAGAAACCTCACCAATTGCAACAGAAACATTTTTATATTTTTCGTCTAATATACGAATAATACCATCCGTTTTTTTAGTTCCTTCAATTGCTCTGTATTTATCTCTTATGTTCATCTTAATTGGGTTGGACCTTTTTTGTTTCTATTGTTATATGGGAATTTTTTGTTTAATGCCTCTTTTCGTTTTTTACACGGTTCACACTCTTCTACCTTTCCTAAAGTTATTTTTTTTATAATTTTAGAAACTGTATCTCCAATACCTTTACTTTTGCTGTTATCTTTATTTGTCATCTGATTCCTTTATTCCTTCCGTATTTTCCATGTTACCATATTTGAATTCTTTTTCAACAGCCAGTTCAAGTTTTTTCATAACTTCTTCGGTGAAGTATTTCTCTGGCTCATTATTTATTGATTTCTCAAATGCTGTTTTACCATTTGGCAATTCTATACGAGTAGATACTTTCTTAAAGATATCATACTTCACCGCAATTGGCACCAAACCATAATAAGGATTCAATCCTGTATCATAATTTAATTGAACTTGAACTTCTTTGTTCTCTTTAGTAAACCGTCCCTTGAATAATTTACAACGAATAATATTACCAACGATGTCTGTACCGTCTTTCTCTTTCTTCTTTGAAAGGTAAACAATAGTAGAAGCGGCATACTTCAAACCAGTACCACCACCCATCTCTTTCATTGGAACATATGCACCAACTACTGCGTATGTGTGGTTCGTCATAATTAACGGAATGCCTGCTTTGCCAAGTTTCAATGTAAGAACACGAAATGTTGCTTTGATAACTTGTGCGCGGGTCATATCTCTTGTTGTCTTGCCTTCAGATGTATCTGCCATTTCCTTTTCAGTAGAAAGCATTCCAAGAGAATCAAGAATAACCAATACAGGCTTATTATCTTTACTTTCAATGTATTTGTCTACAATACTGATTGCTTGGTGTCTAAAAGTTTCGACAGTAGCAACAGGGAATACCGCAACTCTCGCAGGGTCCATTCCTCGTTCTCCAATCATATCCGATGTTACTGCTTGCTCTGTATCAAAGTAAAGAATAACACCATCAGGATTATCGTCAAGGAATTTCTTTGCCATTCCTAATGCAAAGTATGTTTTGCCTGTTGCTGATTCACCCGCTAGTGCCATTATTTTATTATTGGGAATGCCACCGTAGAGTGAACCAGACAACAGAGCATTGAATGCATAAGAACCTGTATCAATGAATCCTGTTACATCACTTCCATCAATTCCTTCTGAAGCAACGCCAGCATATTCATTGCCAGAACTTTTGATTATGTCTTTCAGAAAATCACTCATCGTCTACAACTTTTCCGTTTTCGATTCGTACTCGTTTTTCCTTCTTTTTCTTCTTTGGGCTCTTACCAGACTTCCACGCCTCGTTTACTTCTGGTGTGGTTTTATCATCTGCCTTGAATGTTCCATCGGATTCTCTCCCACGGTCATATGGGTCAGCCGCACCTAGATTTTTTATCCAAGTGGTATGGCAACGATTAATTGTGTTTGAGATGTATGTATTTTCTATCATAATAACTCCTTTACTTCTTGTATAGTATACTCTAACTCTTTACATTTATCAACTATATTTTCATAAGTTTTTAAATTACATTTTTTGTCTGCTTGGCATTTTTTCAATAATGACCTACATTCTTTTTGTGTGGATTCTAATACATTTAGAATCAATTTTGTTGATTTTCTGGATAGGTCTTTCATGTTCAGTCATCCATTTTATCCATTGTGATTGGTTTCTCCATATCTTCAGAGTTACGGAGTTGAGGTAAAGCATAAACAATCTTAAATACTTTGTTTATTTCTTTTTTGCCGTTTGTTCTTTTCCAAACATCTTTTGCTAGATTATGAATATAATCATAGAGGTCTTTTCTTGTTTTGAGAACATTCCCTTCACTTGTAGGCTCTGGATTTAAAATTATATACTGAATTTCCGTAGTATCTTTTTTTAACATTCGCATAAAAGACCTTTCTGGACCCTTTTTTATTATCCAATAATGTCCACCATCTTCATTCAATTTAACATTTGGTAAACATTGTTTCACCCATCGAACGGCCATTCTGTCTGGATAATTTTGATAAGGAAGATGAACATCTGATTTATTACATATCCTTGTGACCATTCCTTTATTTGCAAGAGTGGTTTTCTTAAATCCACCCACTTCTTCTACCCAAGAAGAAATTAAATCCTCAGAAAGTTTTCCGTCTTTATTATTAAATTTATTTGCCAAAACTAAAATGCTTCCGTTTGAACAAATGTCTTCACCTAAAGACTTTTTCTGTGGGTTGTGGATGTTACATTTTAGTTGAAATGAAATTCTCGCCATGTCGGCATTAGCAGGGTCGATTTTATAAACATCAAACACATAACTATCGGTTTGGTCGCATATAGCGGCATATCGATGGTGGCCAGATAATAATCTATATTTCTTATAGACACCATTAACTTCTACCATATTTTCTAGTAACTCAACAGCGGGTGGTGGACAATTTATATCCACTCCATTAGAAAAAGAATGCCGAAGGTCTGCGATATGCTTACCATCTTCATCGCCTTGTCTTGCATTGTTGGTCTTTTTTGATGATTTGCTTACATCAATCAAAATGTCATCGAACTTAATTTTTTTAGTTCTAAGATAATCAACACCATCTGTAGAAATTTTTGTTCGGGTTGCCGGAAGGTCGTCTGGTACGATATTAAAAATTGTTGGCATGGTTAGCCTCCTTTGTTGTTGTCGAATCTAGTAGTCCACTACATGTGATACTTACTGATTCATTTACATTATTATATATTATTTTTTTTACATTCACGCAAACAATCCCTCTAGTGTTGAAACTTCTTCCCAGTTCCAACCAATCTTGTCTAAAATTCCTTTGAGTGGTTGCAAGAATGCCTTTTCAAATTGGTGGTCGTAATCAATATATTTTTCTAACTCAAACTCTTTTGGCAAATCATTTGGAAATGCAACCACTTGGTCTAGTCCTGCAACACCACCCAAAGGATTCGGTGATTTCAAATGCACAAATTTAATCTTATCCCCATCCACCACCTTTCGATATTTCTTGTGAAGCCCTAACCTATCCACATAGTGATTATAAATCAAACTGCCTTTGACTGCAATTGGTGTGGACTTTTGATAAATGAATTTGTGTGATGCATACTTTTTCATTCCATTCACAGAACGAGGGAATGCAATTT